CCGTGCAGGTAGAGCAGCGGCAGCACCTCCGTCACCTGCGGCGAGCGCCGGCACCACGCCGGCAGGATCGAGGAGGAGAACTGCACCCGCTCACCAGCCTCGTCGACGCGCTTGTCGTTCACCCGCGGCGCCACCACCTCGATCGCCCCCGCCGCGGTGCTCACCGAGCGCGGCACCGCGTGGCCGTTGCGGACCACCAACCGGTGACCCTGCTCATCGAGCTGGTCGGTGTGGGCGTCGATGTAGGCCGCGACCTCGGCCTCCAACGCCGCCGCCAGCATCCGCCTCGCACCCTCACGCGCCAGCACATCGAGCATCGACCCCGCCGTCTCCGACGGGCCCTCCGGGCCTTCCCCGCCGACCTCTCCTGCGACTACCGTGAACATGGGCGTGCCTTCCCGACCAGCGTTGCAGCGCCGGTCTTGCTCGAGTCCTCACAAGATCACCGGGAAGGTACGCCCCTCACCCGGCAGATCCACAGGTTTCGAGCATTACTCGTCGCCCGGCGTACTGATTGCCTTGCCGGAGTTTGCCCCGCGCACCTCCCCGTGGTTGCAGGGGACCGCGACGACGGTGATCTTTGGGAACAGTTCGGCTAGACGCCGGACGTGCTCGACGGTGACCCGCACGGCTAGGCCTACCTGGTCGCGCAGCCCTAGGTCGACGGTGGCGATCTGGTTGGCGTAGTGGCCGAGGATGTTTTCGATCGGGTCGCCCAGGAGCAGGATGTGGCACTCGTTTAGCCGCCGTCCGGCGGCCCGTAGCTCAGCCACGCGCACCAACACGGCGTCGAGGCTGGCGAGGATACGTCTCACGGTGGCCGACGTCCCGCGGTCCTCAGACCATGCGTCCCCCTCGCGCTTACCAAGCTGCCAGTCGGACAGACACACGACAAACGATGCGTTCCGGGTCACGAGCGTCGGTTGGTGTTTGGTCGGGCGCCATGCGCGGACCTCGGCGAGAATTGCTGTCAGGTCGACGAGCTGCTCTGCCGCGGCCACAACTCGCGGGGCGACCTGCGCCCGGTAGCTGTGCAGCAGGGCCGGGACCGGCTCGCCGTCCTCATTACGCGTCCAGCCGTCCCATGCACTCACCCGTATGGAGGGGCCGACGACGGTCCAGCAGTCCGGGTCGAGGCCCATGCTGGTCAGGATCTCGTCCCACAGGCGGTCGTTTATCGGCTCGACCATCGGCCCGGTGACGATGGTGCCACCCTCGGCGCCCAGGTCGGCCAGGGCGCGGGCCGCGAACCCGACGGGAGCAGCGACCTTGGGCAGGGGCACCGGCGCCGGACGGCGGCCGAGCGTCTCAGTCAGATCCTCAGCTGGCGGTCCTGCATATGCCACGCCGTCCCGGAGGTGAGTTACGTGGATGCGGATCGCAGTGCGACCAATCGGCAATCCGGCTGCAAACACGGCGGCGTAGGCGGCTCGCTGGGACATGCCGGGCGTGATTACGGCGGCGACGGCGGCGGCCAGATTGTCGTCAGCGATGAGGCAAACGGGACAGGTGGTGCCGGCGGTGGGCATGTGGTGATCGGTCCGCATTAGCGCACGCATTGCCCGTAATCCAGGCACTCAGGGTGACGGTAAAGGCGCTGTCCGATAGGGGATTACCGTCGGCACAATCACCGTGGGTGACTCGCCGGGCAGGGGCGCGACGGTGGCCTGCGGGCGCAGCGGGAGCGGTGGCAGGACGACCGGCGGTAGCACGCCAGGCACTGGCGCCACGGTCACCCCGCCGGACGGGGATGACGAGGGGGCGGGTGAGGCCACCGGCGCCGGAGGTGCTGGCGGACGCCTGGTTGGAGATACCCTGGGGGGCGGGGTCGTGACGCCGACCAGGGGCACGGGTGAGGTAGTCGCCGGCCGCGGGGTTGAGACCGGTGCTGGCTGTACGGGGGGCCGCACGCTCCGGGCCGGCACCGGGACGACGGAGGTGGGCGTCCGGCCTGGGGTAGCCGGTACTGGCGGCGAGCTCGGCGTAGCAGCGTGGCCCGGAGTCGGACTCGTGGCGGGTGACGGCGTGACTGCAGCCGGCACGATCTGGCTGCCCACCACGGGGGTGCCGGGCTGGATTCCAGCGGCCCGCAACAGCACGTTGAGCCGGGCGATCTCCTGCGACTGGGCGGCAATGGTTAGCGCCTGGGTGGTGATCGTGTCGTGGTCGGCGGACACCTGTCGCTGCAACCCATCCACACTGCCCTGCAGCCGGTCCAGTTGGGTGGTCCGCAGGGTCGTGGAGTCGGCGAGCCTCCCGCTGAGCCGGCTGGTCTGCAGCGCGAGACCGAGGACACCGACGACGAGCACCACAAACCCGGCGACGATCAGCCCGAGCGCCCAGCGCGGGAGCGTAATGGGGCGTCGGGTGCGGCGCGCGTCGGCGATGGCGTCGCGGAGCTCGGTTGTTGCGGTCGTGGTCATGCGGTGCCTCCGGTGGGGGATGGTCCTGGGGGTGGCGTGATCGGCGGGATGCCGGCCAGGCGCAGTTGCGTCTCGAGCACCGCGATGCGGGCGATCGCCTCGCCTAGCTCGCGGTCCAGGCGCTCGTTTTCGCGGTCGACGCGGGCGCTAGCCCGCTCGAGCCGGTCAAACGCGCCGGCGTTGCGCAGCTCCAGGCCGTCAGTGCCGCTGCGGCGTGACTCTGAGCGGATCTTGTAGGTCGCGCCCAACACTGTGAGTAGCGCGATGCAGGCCGACAGCACCGTGCCCAGCACGCCGCCTGGCAGCGCCGACGTCGCCCCATCGGCTGCGGCCAGTAGCCCGGTCGCCACGGGTCAGTCCCCGCGGCGGATGCGGTGAGTGGCGTCCAGGTAGTGGGCATGTGCGACGTACAGGCCCAGCGCGACGATGCCGGGGCTCGACGCCATGGCGGACGAGTAGTTGGTGACAAACGCGACCGCGAATCCGGCCGCAAACAGCGCCCAGACGCCCACGGCGGCGACATATGTGGCGGGCCGGATGCGCTGCGCCGCAGGCAGGATCAGCCCGACGGCGAGCAGCGCGAACACAACGCCCCACGGGTGCATCCCGACGGGCTGCGGGAATCGGACCGAGTGAAACCCGGAGCTAGCAAACACGCGAGCTGGGAGGAGGGCATAGATCAGCCCAATCGCCAGATCCAGCGTGGCTAGGGCGCGGACCTCCAGCCGCCGCGTGATGCCGATCATCCGATTGCCGCCCACGTGTCCGGGCCGACCACACCGTCAGCAGGCAGGCCGTGCTTGCGCTGGAAATCGCACACCCACTGGTTGGTCTTGGAGTCGAACGTGCTGTTAGGGCTGCCCATGCCCAGGCGCCGCTGCAACCAGCCGACGTAGCCGCCGGTGCTGCCAACCTGCAGGACGGGGCGCTGCCGTGGAGGCAGGAGCGCGCTGTGCGCGGTCGGTGCTGCCGGCGCCGCAGGAGCGTTGTCGTGCTCGATCAGGGCAGTAGCGGCCGAGATCATGACCATGAGCCGGTCCCACGGGAACGATGCGCCCGGGTCGGTGTGGTCCGACTGGTGCCACGCCTGGCTGACATCCCGGTGACCGCAGATGCCGTGGGCACCGGCGAGCAGCTCAGCCACGCCGATGCGAACGGCCGGGACGCCGTGGCGGTGGCACAGCTCGGCGACACGGGTCGCGGCGCGGGAGAGGGTCTGCAACCCCGGGCCAGTGCCCCAGTCGGTGACGTCGGCCCGGCCGGTCAGCTCCACGCCGATGCTGCCGCCGTTGGGCGGGGCGTGCCATGCGATGGTGGTGTCCGGCAGGTTGTGCTGCTCGCCGTCGGGGCCTACGCAGTAATGCCAGGAGCCTCCGGCGGCCTGCGTCTGGCCGTAGTGGGCCACGCCGACCTCGGCGCCGGGGACGCAGTCGCACTCCGCGGTGTGGACCACGACGCGGGTGACGGGGGCATTGGTGCCGGCGCTACTGTGCGCACAGGGCAGGGTGACGGCGGGCTCGGACATGCTCCGGACCGTCCGGACGGGCGCGCGCAGTGCCCGGAGGTGACGGTTAGTAGCCGGAGAGCAGGCGGTGGATGCTGCTGAGCTCGCCTAGGAATGCGGTGCTGTCAGCTGCCCGGCGTGGCCGGACGATGCCGTCCGCGGCCAGTGTTTCCAGCGTCAGCGTGGACGAGATAGACCGGCTGTCCGCGTCGTCGAACGCGATGGTCCGGCTGATGACTCGGCAGCTCACGACCAGGTTGGTGCCGGCCACCTCGAGGGGGGCGTCCGGCCACATCACTGTGATGACGTCACCCACCTGGTAGTCCGCCGCGGCGTCGATCGGTGATTCCGCGGTGCTGCGGTGGACCAGAGAGAACGTTGATAGCCCGGCCTGCTGCCGGTCGCGAACGTGGTCGGCAATCGCCTGGAGCGATGCCTGATCGGCGATGCGCTGGGCACGGATGATGGGCGCGGTGACCCGACCGATCACTGCGAGAGCAGCTGCGCTGGTCGCTGTCGCGCGAGGCGGGGCCGACCCGTCTGCCGGGCGCTTGCCCTCGACCTGGATGATGCTGGCCGTGTAGTGACCGATAGTGATCATCTTGGGCGTCTCGCAGTTGTCCGGGTCCAGCACGACCGAGGACCGCCGATCGGTGCCACGCACGCTCGCCGCGTGGACGACCCTGTCCGCGGTGACCCAGAGCTCGGCGCCGGACGGGGCATTGAGCAGCTGGTCGGCGACCTGGGCCAGGGTGGTGCCGTAGGTGAGGTCGAGCTGGCGGCCGATGTTGGCCGCGGGGTCGCCGGTCGTGTCCGCAGTGGTCAAACCGACATCACCAAACGGCAGCGCCTGGTGCGCGTCGATAAACCCCATGACGGTGGCGAGTTGGTCGACCGTGGGGTTGGTCGTGGTGTCAGTGTCGAGCGTGGCGCTGTCGAGGTAGGCCCCCAGCCCAGAGGCCTCGATGCCCACCTGACCGGACAGGGGCTCAGTGCTGACGCGAGTGACGCGCCCGGCAAACAGCGGCTGGCCGTCGTACGTGACGTGCAGCTCGACGCCCTCCGGCGTTACGACGCCGGACGCCGGCAGAGAGCCGAAATGCGCCCGCAGCTCAGCGTCACTGAGAGTGGCGGTGAGCGTGTCCGGATTGTCCATGCCCTGGGTGATTGACAACCCGGACAGCAGCACCGGGCCGAGGTTGGCGAACTGCACCGGGGTCCCGCCAGACGCCGTGGTACCCGGGACGACACGCACCAGCTGGCCTACCGCGGCCGACCGGCCGATGGTTACCAACACGCGGGTCGGCGGGGACGTCAGACCGGTGCGGGTCTCGCGGCAGCGGACCCAGATGGCCGACGTGCTCGCGTTGCCGGACGAGTCGCTGTCAAATGTCAGCGTGGCGTCGATCTCGGTGCTGCCGGCGCCGTCCTCGGGGTGCTCGATCAGTTTTTTCGTGGTGCCGCCGAGGCTAAACGTGCCGGCGCGCGAAACCGTGGCGGACCCGCTGTGGAAACCGCTCCGGGAGGTGCTCAGCTCCATCACGTACGCGCCGCCATCGTCGGTGTCGAACGAGCGCATGACGACAGAGCAGGCGCCGCCACGCTCGACGGTCGGCATCGTGGTCGGGATTGGCTGCGACGGGGCGCCCGGAACCGAGGTGACCGTGACCGACAGGCGCACGGCCGGGCTTTTGACATGCATCTCCTGGCCGTGGGCGTCGTGCACGGGCCGACCATCACTGTCCAGCACCGATGCGTTGCCGGTCGCCTGCACCCACACGTGAGATACCCCATAGTGGTTGGGCTGCGGGCGGAACCTGATGTTGGCGATTTTGTTCAGGTGGGCGCCGGTAGCGTCCTCACCTGGCAGGGACCAGCTGCCGGAGTCGGTCTCCAGCGGCGTGGACGTCGGAGCCTCAACCCAATTTGCCACGTCAGGCTGACCGTTGGGCAGCTCCGCAGCTAGCCGGAACGTGAGGTCGGTGTCAGCCGCGTCCGGGTCGTCGCTGTGGAGGACGGAGTTGCTGCCGCCCGCCGCGTTCTCGGCGATCCGGGGCATGGTGTGACCGCCGCCGGTGAGGTAGGGAGCGCCCGGCGGCTTGTGCTGCTCAACCAACAGGGTCGTGATGCCTGACCAGCCGGAGAAACCGTTGGATGGACCGGGCGCGGCGGTGGGGTCACCGCCGTCGTACACCCGCACCTGCGCTGTCAGCGTGCCGTGGTAGCTGCCTGCTGGCGTCAGCGTGATGGTCGCGTGCGTGCTGCTGACCGCGGACAGCGTGGCCGTGCCGATGGTGGTGACGGCGCCCGTGACGCTGTCGGTGTTGGTGAGGGTGACCGTGGAGACAGAGCTGCTGAACGCCGGCTGGTAGCTGGCGTTGGTCTCGTCGGTGACCGGCGAGATCTGCCAGCGGATCGGTTTGGGTGACTCGGCGGCGTCGGTGGCGGTTGGGCTGTACGGCAGCACATCGGGATCTGCCGCGAACAGTCTGCCCGCGACAGCCGAGCCCTGTGTGGTGTGGGGGAGTGCGGTTCCGCGGGTGCCTACGACCAGCGGGGCATCCGTCTGCGAGTAGACCGCCGCAAACGTCAGCGAGACGTGGTGGACAGGTGAGTACACGTCCGGCTGGGTGATGGCCGACCGGTCCATACGCGCGCGGAGGTCAAAAGCAAGAGCGCCGTTGTAATGCGGATCCGGCGCGAGCCCGAGGAGTGCCTGACCATAGGTCAGCGGGTTGGCCGGGTCGCCACTGCCGCCGTCCGGGCGTGACGCGTCGTACTGGCGAATTGTGACGGACGCGCCGGCGTTGGCCGGTCCCACGTGTATGGCTCCGGTACCGGCCACCTGCGGGTCGTAGCCAGCTGTGGTCCAAACGCCGGACGAGGACAACACCTCCAGCGTTGCTGGATGCTCGAGGATGGTCTGACCCACCACGGTCCAGGAGTACCGGGCGCCAGCGGCCTGATCCTCGTGGAGTGGGTCGGAGTACGGCTCAACCTCGCTGGGCTCGGTGAGCGTGATGCCGGTCGGGCCTTCGGTGGGCGTTGGGTGCACCAGCGGGTGACCCACGCTGTCAAAACCGAGCAGGAAATTCTGCGACGAATAGGTGATGCCGAGCTGGCCGGAGGACTGGGTGGCCGGCCCGGGCAGCGTCTGCGAGAGTGTGACGGAGTCGAGCTCGAGCTGATAGTTGCCGGCTGGCGTGAGCCCGTCCGGGGGGTACTCGAGAATGCGGCCGTCGGAGAGGAACCCGCCCGGCACTGCGACCATCGAGGAAATACCGTAGCCGTAACCGACGTAGGGAGTTTTGCTGAAATCCTCGCCCGGCGCCCCCAGAACATGCACCGATGCGACGTCGGTTGCGTCCGGGCGCATCGTGATTAGCAGCGTGGGGGCGGTATTGTTGGCCGACGTTGCGGTCTGACTGCCGCAGGTTACGTCACCCATCGCCTGACCCGTCGCGCCCTGGCTGCCGTAGTTGTACGGCCGCGACGCGGTCGCAACGACCAGCATCCCGGCGGGGCTCGGCACGAGAAACGCATTTAGCGTGTAGCCGGGTCCAGTGCTGACCACGTTGCTAGCCGCGAGCGCGACACCCGTCGTGGCGTTGATGCGCACAACAGATATTCCGGGTGGCAGGGTGGTATCTGTCCCACCCACCGACACGTGCAGGTCGCCATCCGCGTGGCTGCGCAGCAGCCACACGGTGCCGTCACCGGCGTCGGCCATGTACGGCAGGTAGCCCGGCTGGGTGTTGACCCATACCGGCGTGCCGAGATCCGGGCCATAGCCGATCGTCTCGATCTCAGAGCGGTTGTCGAGCCCGATGTGGGAACACGACACCACGACGCCTGGCCCGGTCGCCGCCAGGCCTGGAAACCCTCCGAACGGCAGGGAGCGGTAGTTGGCTGGGATGCCTGTCGCGGAGTCCAGGCGCTGGACGGCTGTCCAGCCGCGGCCCTCGGTCTGCTCCGGTCGCTGGACGGTGCGGTTGTTGTAGTTGATCGACGCGTCGGCGTCCGCCGTGGTGGTGCCGCAGTAGACGTCGGTGCCGCGGCGCGCGAGCACGGACGCTGATTGCGTGTTGCTTACCTGCGCCCACCGCCAGGTGCCATCCGGGGCCAGGAGGGCGATCACCTGGGTCGGACCGCTGGGGAACATGGTTACCGGCACGGTGCTGGCGCCGTCGGCGTTGATCAGGGTCACGGGGCCGGTGGCGGTAAACGCCACGACCACGCCGTCCGCCGTGTTGAGCGCGACGCTGTTCAGACCGTTGCATCCGACATACCCTGCCCACCAGCGGGTCTCACCCGGCGCGGTGATGTTGCCGATGAGCGTGCCTGGGTGGTTGGCTGCGTCCAGCGCCGTGACAACGGCCGGGGTCACTGTGGCTCCGCCGAACATCGTGACGGGCGTTGAGCCCTGGCGGGAGGGGCTGTACACGTAGGTGCTGCCGGGTCGGTCGGCGTCGTCGAGCGGCGACCAGGTGCCGATGATGCCCTGGTAGATGGGGGTGGCGGTCACGACGCGTACCCCGTCCGCCAGCTGACGTCAGCTGTTGCGCTCCCGCCAGTCGCAGAGATGGAGAGCTGCTGGACGCCCGAGGTAATCGCGACAAACTGCGAGCTCGGCGACCACCGGTCCCAATGCGGCACGCCGTCGATGCCTACGAACCGGCTGACGGGGTCGGTAACGATCAGCAGGTCAGGTGAGGACGCGGTGAGCGCGAGCCCGGACAGCGTCATCGACTGCCCGCGGGAGTGGTGAATGGTTAACGCGGTCACGGTGCCGCTGGTGACATTGACCCTGAATTCAGGCCACACCAGGGCGCCCGAATTGCGGATCTCGACTGCCGGAGCTCCTGACGTCAGAGTCACGTCACTCTCGTTGGTGTCGTACATTAGCGGGTCGACCTGGATCAGCGGGATCGACAGTTTAACTACCTGGGCGTGACTGGGGTCGGGCTCAGCGGTTGGCTTGCCATAAACCTGCACAACGGAGGAGACCTGCACGCCGCCTCGGTCGTAGCTCAGAGTGACGTCGACGCGGCCGTCCCCGTCGCCCAGCACCACGGCCAGCAGCGCTCGCGCTAGCCGGTTGCTCTCGTCGGTGCTGCGTCCGGCTGCGGTCACGTCGAGCCGGGGGTAGCGAGGCTTGAGCCGGCTGGCGACTGGGTGTGCTCCGCGATGACCGGCGAGCTCCAACACGGTGCCAGTGATCTCAGCCGGCCCCAGGTCGTAGCCGTCCAGCAGCAGTGAGGCGCCGGCGCCGCTACCGATGGCGTCCCAGCCGCCGATCACCGCGCTACCGCTGCTGCTGCTGAGCGTGACGCTGCCAATCAACACGCGGGGGCTCCTGCCGTGGGGGTCAACCCCGACGGTCCGCAGCGTTAGGCGCGTCGCCCGTAGGCCCCGCCGGTCGTACGGCGTCGCCGGTCCAACTCGTCCGCGACTGCGGTAGCGGTGGCCCGCGGGTCACTCGCACCGTGGATGACGATGGCGCCCGGGTGCAGCACCATGCCACCCCCGCCGGACGCGAGTGCCTGGTCGATCAGCTGGTTGGTTTTGCCCAGGTCGACGACGGTCTCGGGCTTGCTCGCCTCGGCCAGGGTGACCGTGGTACCGCCACGACGGGGCATCACGGTCCCGCCATCCGCCATTCCAAACGCCTGCGACACCGACTGTCCACCGATAATGCGACCTGGGGCGGTGAGCCAGCTGCCCTTCTCGCCACCGGTTGCATTGATGACGGCCTTGGTGCCGAGGTATCCGACAGCCCCGGCGGCAACGGCCATCCCCGCCGCGCCGAGCTTGCTTGTCCCGGCGGCGAGTTTCCACCGGCTCGCACCAGCAGCACCAGCCGCACCTGACTCCGCAACCGCTGCCTGAGCAGCGGCGAGTTCAGTCTGGGCCGCGGCGTCGCCCGCTCCCGCGGTAGCCGCGGCCTCCTCGGCAGCGGCGAGCCGTGCCGATGCCGCAGCTGCTGCAGTCGCGGTCGTCGCAGCCGTCCCCTGGGCCGCCGCAGCCGTGCCGGTTGCGGCCGCGTTGCTGGTCGCCGCAGCCCCGGACAGGCCCATCATCCGCGAGGCGCCTTTCATCACCAGGTTTAGGCCGTGGCCCAGCTCCGTGAGCTTCTTGAGGGCGACCGCGGCCAACGCCAGGCCAATTAGGCCTGTCTGCACACCGTGTGGGAGCGCGCCGAATCCGGCAGCAACATCGCCGAGGACGGTAACCACTCCGGAGAGAGCTCCGACAATTGCCGGCGTAGAGGATTCGACACTGTCAGCCAGTTTTTGCTGAGCCTGTACAAGTGCATTCTTGAGTTTATAGGCTTCGGTGTCACGCATTTTGTCAGCGTCGGCATCGAGGTTTACGCCCGAGGACTTGATCGGGTCATCACCGAGCCTATTCCGGGCCTGCGCTATTTTCTCGAACAGGTCCATTTCTTGTCGCAGAACACCCAGGCTGCCCAGGCTTTCGCCGCTTGATTGGCTGTACTTGTATATCTTCTGCACGACGGCCGAGAAATCGCCGTGCTCCTCCTCCATCGCACCCGCGAGATCTTTCGCGTTGAAGACCTTCTTCCACATCGCCTTTCGCGCGGGGCTGTGATCGCTGTTCTCCAGGGATGCGATCAGCACCTTGAGGCGGCCGGCCGCCTCACCCGGGTCCTGTCCCTCACGGCCGAGGTAGGTCAGGGTCTTTGCGAGCTGCTCAACGGAAATGTGAGCGCCAGCAGCGACGGCGTCCACCTTGTGCACGCCGGCTGCCATGGAGTCGAACGAATGCCCGGACGCGATAGCCGCAGTGGCGAGTACCTGCGTGATGCGTCCTGCCTCGGCGACCGGCAGGTTGTATGCATTTAGCGTCGACACCACGCCGTTGGTAATGTCCTCGGCCGACGTGTGCGTGACCAGTGCGGCTTTTTGTGTGACCGTGGTGAAAGCCTCGAGCTGGGCGGTTGGAACGCCCATTCCGACAGCCTTCTGAACGGTCTTGAATGCCTCAGTAACCGGCACAGCGAATTGCGAGCTTAGCTTGCGGGCCAGTGCCTCCAGCTTTGGACCGCCAACGCCTGCGCCAACAGCATTATCCGTGATGATCGCATTGGTTAGGGCGGTTTGGTTGGACATCGTGGTATGGACGCCCTCTAACAGCGCGACCCCCGCGATCAGGCCGGTCTTGCGCAGCCCGGACGCGAGAGCGCCGGCACCCGCGGCGCCACCGCTGACGCTACGAGCCGTTGCGGCGCCACCGGCGGCCGTGCCCTCGGCCATCCCGGACGCCACCGCCGCACCCGACTCCTGGCCGGCCGCGACTGCCTCGGCTTTCATCGCGTTCAGGCCCGGTCGGACAGCGGCCGGCAGACCGGCGCTCGCTGTCATCTCCAGCGCCGCCGACATGGAAGAACCAGCCTCGGCGCCCGCCTCGTCGCCCGCCACCGATGCGGCGCCGAACAGGGGGCCGAACAGGCGCTTGGACGCCTCGGCGACCATGGCGGCCGACGCCTCGAACCCGCGGGCCAGTCCGGCATTGAGCTCGGCCGCGAAACCGCTGGTGTCGGGCAGGATGCGGACGTACGCCAGGCCTGCTGCTGGTGTCGTCACGTCAAACCCTCCGGACGGTGATCATGTCGTCGTGGACCGTGCCGATGTCTGGCAGCTCCGGCCCGATGGCCTCGACGTAGGGAGCTGCGATGGCCCGGATCAGTCGAGCCACTTCAACCGCAGGCAGAGCTAGGACGCCGGCGGTTGTCAGCCCATACCGTTCGAGGACCTGCGGGCCGAGAAACGACCACTGGTCAGTTATGGCCGGGACGTCAGCGAGCACGTCCCTCAGACGTTTCCCGGGCCACCGAAGTAATGCGAGATGAGTGCAAAGAAAAACTGGCTGGCCGCCACGGGCGTTACCGTAGTGTCGAGGAGTATTGCCTCAAACTGGCTTTTGCCCAGCACTGCCCGGCAGATCTCGTCTGCCTTCGTCAGGTCGATCCCGCTATCACTAAAAGCGCCGGACGCGGCCAGACGCAGCAGAACGGCAAACCCGGCGACGGGCGCCAACACGACCTCGTGCTGTCCGATCACCAGGGTGCGAACGGCGCTCTCGTCGCCGGCCTCGGCCAGCAGGCTGGCGGGGGTCTCGCTCATGCGCCGGGGATGTGCTCGGTGATGCGGACCGGCTGGCCGCCCTCGGGGTACAGGAGCTCGAACTCGACGGCGATGAATCCGGTGTTGGCGCGGTCAGCGGTCAGCGTCACGTCCGCCATCGACACGGCGCGGCTCGCGAACGTGCGCCGGCGGCCACCCTGCGGCGCCGGGCCATCGAGGATGAGCGCGATAGGGGCGATAAACGAGAGTGAGAAGTCCGGCTCGAAAACCCTGACGTTTCCGACCGTGGTTACCGTGCCCTGATTGGCGAGCGCCACGAGCAGGTTGTCGAGGGTCGCCTGGGCCAGATCCGTCTTGATGTGCACTTTGGTGGAGGTAACAAACTTGGCGACCGTGCCCTGCGCCTGCTGTGGCTCTTTGTCCAGCCACGTGCGCTTGACCGTCACCTCGGCGGGCTTCTCCAGGTACCCGAGGTGGACGTAGGCCACCGGGGGCGCGCTCGTCGGGTCGTCAGACGGAGCGGGGCTGCCGCCCGGGGCGACGTACAGGTCTCCGGGACCGATCACGTACTGGCGGGCATCAGATGCCATGACGAGTGTCTCCCGAGGAGTCCGCGCCGAGCCAGATGCCCTGCGTCACTCCGGACCGTCCGAGCGGCGCTCGACGACGCACGGACCCGCGGTGTACGGGGGGCCGTACAGGTCAGCCCTCCACGACCAGGTCCAGCCGGGCGACTAGAACGCACCGCGGCCGCAGGGTGTCCGGGGACACGAACCGTTGAAACCCGGTGACCTGGACGGCGAGCACCCGGACCTGGCGTCCAGCCGCGGTAACGACCACGTGCTGCGCGCTGAGCAGACGGTCCTGCACCAGCGCCACCACTGTGTCCAGCGCGGCCCAGTCCGGGCGCTGCCCCGGTAGGTCCACCCCGTCCTGATCGGTCAGAAACCCTCCCACGACGTCGATCTGCAGCGTCGGCACGCTCACCGGGTCCTGCTGCTGGAGGTGCTGACGGGCACCGCCGGACAGGTGCCGGACCACGATGGCAGGCAGCGGCATGCCGGACCGCGGCGTTTCGGTGATGCGATCGTTGACGGCGGCGAGTACGTCGGGGTCGGAGCGCAGCAGCTCGACGGCGGCGCGGGTCGGGATGGCGTAGTGGATCACTGCTGGCTCCGTCTCGTGGGGTAGCGCTGGGTGTAGGCGATGCCGGCGCCGTCGAGGATTTTGCGCAGGACCTCGTTGCCGACCAGGCCGAGATCCTCGGGGTCGGCCCGGTAGCGCCAGTCAGCACGCGGTCCGGTCGGGTCCCAGCCCCACAGGTACACACCGGCGTAGGCAAGCTCTTGTTCGCCCCCCCGTACGCTGAAGCCGAGCCGGACGGACCAGCCCTCGGGGGTCAGCTCCGCCTCCGAGTCGGCGCTCTCTGCTAGGGCTCCGGTCGAGCGCGAACTCTCGCCGCGGGCACGGGCGGCGTCGGCGACGTCCTGCTGCACCTGCTGGTGTAGGTCGTGGGCGAGGTGGGTGCCGAGCTCGGCCATGTGTAGGCCCATCTCTCTGCCGCTGGCGATCTCCAATCCGGCCAGCGGGTTTAGCTCGAGTGCAAACAGCGCGCTCATCGCGTGGTTCCCAGCAGCGCTCGCAGCTCGACGCGCCAGTAGTCGCCGCCACCGGGCACCGTCGACAGGTAGGCGGACGTGATGTCGTACCGGGCGTTGCCGCAGACCAACTGGTCACCAACGACCGGGGTGACCGAGGCCATGACGTAGCCGCGGTGAGTGGCCTCCGACGTGGTGGTCTCGCCTCGGCCGTGGGCGCGGCTCCGGATGTACACCAGACCGCGGGCCGGTAGGTGGGATGTTGTCTCGGTGCTGCCGGCGTACTCATCCCAGCCCCCACCCTCCGGGGCTACCGCGTGGACGAGGGTCAGCGGCCGCAGCAGCGCGGCCGGAATCACCGGGTGACCCGGGCGAACGTGGTCCAGTCGTTGTCGTTAGTGCCGCCCACGTTTAGCGCGACGCCGGTGCCAGTGATCGACGGGGTGATCGTGGCGCCGAGGTTGTTTCCGCCATCGGTGGTGCTGCTACCCGCGTCGGTAATGACCCAGCCGGTGTAGGGGTCGTTTGTGAACAGCCAGCTGCGTATCAGAACATTGGCATGGGATGGCGAGTTCCGCACGACGCTCGTGGTCTCGACTAGAAATGACTGGTAGGTATTATAGCCATAGTGCGAGATGTTGCCTCCGGCCGCCAGCTGCAGGATCTTGCCGCCGCTGTTGCCGCCAGCCGAGGTCGCCGTAAGTTTGTAGATCTCCCGGGTGTCCTGCGACGGGGGACCGCTGGTGGCGTCCACGCCGTCCCGGCCATTGGTGCCGTTGGTCCCATCGCGGCCGCTCGTGCCGTTGGTTCCGTTGGTTCCGTTGGTTCCGTTGGTGCCATTGGTGCCATTGGTGCCATTGGTGCCGGCCTCGCCTTTGTCGCCTTTGTCGCCTTTGACCGACAACAGCGCCCAGTCAGGGTTTGTACTGGTGTCGGTTGTGAGGTTGACAGCCGGAACGCTGCCGGTGGATGGAGCCAACGCGCTGTAACTGGTGCCCAGGTACTCGACCGCGTCGTGAACCGCGTAGGTCACGGCGGGGTCGTAGCGCCCACGCCAGACGACGCCGGCCGGCCCAACGCTGCCAACGGGTCCGGGACCACCGTTCGTGCCGTTCGTGCCGTTCGTGCCGTTGGTTCCGGGCGGTCCAGCCGGACCGCCCGGACCGGGAGGGCCAGGCGTGATTGCGCCTGTCGGGGCTGCAGAGGTGGGAGTGGCGGGAGCTGATCCGACTGGCAACTCTGCGACAAACTGGGAGCTAGAACCATCGTAGTAACTGCCGGTCAGGGCGATAGTGCCGAACTCCATCGCCGCATATCGGGCAGCCGAGTCGGTCAGTTGTCCGTACATTTGCGACGCCAGGACGCTGTTACCGTCCAACACGGTATCCACGATTCCGGCGACTTTCGCGGCCTTGACGAGGAACCCCTGGCGAAGTGCCTCGTTTACACCGCTGCGTACACCCACGCCAACCAGTACCGCCTGCTCGCCAACGGTCAGCGTCGGCTCGACGTCAGGCTGCAGCAGCAGGGCGATCTCCGCGGCGACAGTGGCAACGAGCTCGACGGGAGTGGTCATGGGGTGACCGTCCGGCGGGGTGCAGCGCAGGCACGAACTCCGCCGATCCCGGGAGGCTCGCGCTCGCTGCGCGCGTACGTGTCGCGGATCTGGTCGAAAGGGTCCTAAAGTGCCCTGATCGGAGCCATTCTGGGGCTGTTTCTTGGGCTGTTCTGCGAGCTGCCGGCTGGCGCCCGATCCGACTAGCCCGAATATGGCACTAATAGCGGATCGGGCCTGATCTGGCCGAAAGTGCTCTGATTTGAGGCTGTTTCGGGCCTGATTTGGCCGATCGGCGATCTGGCCCTAATGCGCGCGCAGAGGGGTAATCGGCCCTTACCGCTGACACGCAGAAGCCTTCTGCGAACGATCAGGCGGCTCAGGACTCGGAGAACCGGACCGCAACCAGGGCGTCCGGACGGACGACCTTGGTGCCGTAGACATGCAGGCCGCGGACGAGGGTCGCGAATCGCTTCTCGGACCGCATGCTCTCGACGCTGACGATCTGCTCGGCGTGGGTGGTGGCGATGCCGTGGCCGGCAAGAACCGTCCGGCTGGCCGGGGTGGCGCCGGCGCCAGTGGTGGCCGCGGTAGCCAGAGCATTGGTCGACTTCACCAGGGTGAAGCCTGCGGCGCGACCGACAATGCCGTTGGTCAGCCGGTCCTCGCCCGCCTGCGTGTTGTTGGCGATAAAGTGCGGGTCGCGCAGGATTGACGCCTCAAACTCGGGCGTAACAACCGCAAACCGACCGTCCATCGGAACCGACTTGTTGTCCAGTGCGACGCTTGCCTTGAGCAGAACGTCGTACGCGTCACCCGGGGTCGTCGCGGTCACGGCCAGGGTCGTGGTAGCTCCGGTGGCCATCGCGGCGGCGATGTTGCTGTCCTGAACGTCGCGGAGGGCGAACGCGGCCTCCTCCATCGCGCCCGGCATGAAGTCGACGCCGGACTGCTTGGCGTCGACGTCGTCGACGTAGAAACTGAAGCTCTTCTCCTGGTCGAGGATGAGCTGACGCTGGGCGCTGGTGAGCAGCTCGGGGGCGAGGTCCTCGTTGCGGGCGTAGTCGCTAACGGTTACACGGCCCAGCGAGCTGATGATGACGGCGCGGCCAGACTCAGCGACGAGGCCCTGGTAGTTGCGGTTGATGACGCCCGGCTGGGCGAACACGTGCACGCGGTTGAGGTTGCGCAGGAGCTCCCGGGCCACCAGGACCGGGGAGAATACGCGGAGACCGGAGTCAGTCATTTCAGGTAGCCACCTTTGGGGGCTGGAAGGAAGGGCTGCAGTGCGCCCGGCTACCTGCGATCCGATTTCGGCCCGTCGGCCACGTCCTGCCGCTCACGGTCCCGAGCGCCACGGTCAGCGCACGGAGCCCCATCACCAGAGCTTCGAGCTCTCCCGGATCGCCTTGTAGTTGGTGTCGTACTCCTCCTGGCTCATGGCCTCGGCCGCGGCGCGGGTGATGTGTCCAGCTGATTTGGCACCGGGCGGGTTGACAGTGGGCAAGCCCAGACCCGGCTGAACGGGAGGGGTAGTGCCGGCTGGCAGCGCCAGCGCGGGGTTGGCGGTGAGGTAGGCGGTAAATGCCTCATCCAGGCCGGTCACGGTCAGGTCGTCGCCGACGGTGTAGGCGTCGGCGGAGACCAGCTTGAGTAGTTGATCTCCCGGCAGGACTGAGCCGACCTTTGCGGCCGCCGTCGCCGCGGCCGCGGCGACGGCGCTGGTCTTGACGGTCGTGCGTAGCGTGGTTAGCTCGGTGTCCCGAGCCGCTACTAGGTCCTGCGCTTTCTGCAGCTCTGACTTCTGGCCGTCCTTGATGGCCTGGAGCTCGGTCGCGGCCGCCTTGAACGTTTCGTAGTCGCCGAACTGAGCCTTCTGACGCGCGAGCCTGTCCGCCACGATCTTGTCCAGGTCCGCCTGCGACGCAGGGGGAGTCCACGGGACGACTGGGGGAGTCGCAGTCCCGCCGCCGACGTCCGTACCAGCGCCAACTACCGGTGCGTCACCCGTGGTGCCGTCACCCTCGGCGCCACCGCTGACGCCGTAGATGGGCCGGCCGTCCAGCCGGTGTCCGAGGACAGGACCGACATACAGGGTGTTGGTCATGTGGCAGGTCCTCCAGGCGGGGGTGTGCTCCGCCCGGTCGGGCGTGACTTTGACCGTCCGAGACCGTGTAGCGCGCGCAGGGTGGTCAGGTGTACGGCCCCCCGTACGGGTCAGTAGTGCTCGCCCTCGGTTGTGCCGCCCTCGGCAATAGACCGCAGCTCGGCGAGCGACCGCCGACGTATCACTCGGCCCCAGCCCGGCAACGTGTCCTCGGCGAGCAGCCGGGCCCGGACTAGCCCGGACGGGTCCGAACCTCCTGCGACAGCGGCCAGCTGGCGGCGGATGCTGGCGAGCACCCGGGCGTAAACAGCGGCCGCTGCCCGGGTGGCTCGCGCCTCGTCCTGATGGAGCGCGGCTCGGTGCTGCGCTACCAGCCCCAACGGACCCACGTCAGGCCGCGTTGGCGAGGCCGCCGGCGTCGAACGCGGCTAGCGCCCGGTCGGCTGCGGCGGTGGTCGCCGCGACGACCCGCGCCTGGAGCTCGGCCGCCTCGTCTGGGCTCATGCCAAACTCCGCCGACAGGATGTAGTCCACGGGCACGCCCATCGCGATCAGGGCGTCGATGCGCTGAACCGGTGTGAGCTCAAACTGCGTGTCCGCCGGCTCCCACGCCAGCTGCAGGGCCGGCTCGTCGGCCAATGCGACAAACCCGCCGGTCGCATTATGCGACAGCTCGGCCTGCACTGCAAACGCCATTGCGTCCTCGAGCACGCTGCCGAACACCAGCTGCCGCAGCTGCGACGCGCTGATGATCGGCAGGTCGGCAGTCTTCAGTGCCTCGCCGGACGGAAATGAGCCGCTGCCGACGGTAAACGTGTGCGACGGGGTCTGCGTCAGGCGGGCGAACTGCACGCGGAACGCGTCGAGACTCATGAGGTAGCCGTCCAGGCTTGCAGCGTCGAACTGGTGAAACGACGTGTCGGGGCTGCCGAACGTCCAAACCCGATCCACGCCGGCCTTGAACTGGCTGGGGGCTGCTGGCTTTACTGGCTCGAGGTCCGGGCGCTGGGGCGTGGACTCGCCGCCGGTCTGGCGGACGACGCCGGCGCCGAGTGCGGGGGAGTTGGTCGCTGGCCGGGACGCCGCACCGTTGATGCCGGCGATAGCGCGCTGCGGGTAGGCGGCGTAGTAGGCGACCACGCACAGGTCCGCGAGCGTCATGTTTTGCAGGTCCTGGATGCTCAGGGCGTCCCAGAACACAGCCTGGCCGTCCTGTCCGGGCCAGCTGTCACATGGCAGCTGCCAGACCGGGATGCGCTGCATCGGGTTGGGCCGCCACGACGTCTGACCGTCCTCGTCGTAGGGCACGAACTGATTGACCTCGGCGTGGTAGCCGGACAGCGCGGATTTGCCGGCACTGACCCAGCGGCGGGTACCGGCGCCGAGCTGGGCTCCTGTCTCGTCCGGGTCGTGGGGAGCGTCAGCGGAGTAGTCGACGTCGGCCCGGAGCCGGCCGTCGGCCAACATGTGGAACGACGCGGCCCACAGGCGCTCACCGGGCCTCGACGGGTCGTACTGGACATGGCAATCCTCAGCGCGAATGACGTACCAGACCGCCCGGCCGCGGCCGTCAATGCCGACCCGCAGGTAACTGTCACCCACCGTCATGCTCTCGGTAATAGCCTCGGTGTAGCGAATGGCCAGCCGATTGCGTCGGTAAATAGCGTTGGCCAGGTCGGACGGGGTGGCCGATGCGGCCTTGGCCGCATCGGTGGCGTCGTTGCCCGTCTCGCCGACCTGCGTTTGCCCCTGCTCGGGCGTGGTCGCATCCTCGTAGAGATCGCTAAACGGTGACTCCGGGTGACGGAGGCGGGCCCGGTGGGTTTTGACCGCCAGTGCGCACAGGTTGTCCCGTGGCTGAGTGATTTGTGGGCCAAACGCGGTTAGCCATTTGACCTTGTCAAACACGTCGAGTTGAGTGCCGGCCACGTAGGTCCGGCACTTGTGGTAGCGCGGGGACCGGGCCAGCAGGGCAGCCAGCGCTACGCCGAGGTCCGCGACGTCACTCATAAACGCTCCACGTGTTGTCGGGCTCGGGGGTGCTCAGGTGCGTCAGCGCCCACACCGCACTGTCCAGCCGGCCGGGTGAATAGCCCGAGGCCGGCAGCCACGTGGTGAGCTCGTCCTCCAGATCGGTGAGGTCGCCGACGTGGTGCACCACGTGCTGCATGTAGAGCCCGGCGATCGGCTCGGCCCGCGTCGCCTTGCCTCGACTCGCCCAGACGCTGACGACCAGCGGCTCGTGGTCGAGCAGCCCCTCACGCCTCATTGCGGCGATCTCGGTCCGGATGTTGGCGAACATGCTGTCCTGGCCGGCGCCGGCATTGCGCTCGATCACGATCACGTTGGCCGAGAGGTCTAGGTAGAGCTGGATGGCTGCCCGGACCCAGCTCGCTGACGCATAGCGCCCGGACCGATCGGCCAGCACGTAGCCGTGCCCGTGGGCGTCGAGACCTGCGGCAACGATGCCCGTCTCGTCGCTCGTCGGGCCAGCTGTGCCGGCAGGGTCGATCGCAACCGCGACGGTCAACAACCCCAGGGCGCCGATCGCCTCTACCAGCCGGGCCAGTGCGGTCTGCCCAGGTCGCAGCGGGGCGAGCCGGATGCGGTCCGCCTCGATCTGCTGGCTGCTGAACAGCGCACCGGGCACCTGGTCCATCGCGTCCCAGTCACCGTCCAACAACGCACGGCGTTTGCGGGCGTCCGGCTCGGCTCGTAGCCGCACGATGTAACCCGGGTTGGACGCCAGGAGCGCCGGGTTGTCATACACCGTGGCCGGGACGAACGCGCGCGAGGGTCCGGTGGCCGCCTCAGGAGAGTCCGGCAGCGGCGGCGACCACATCTGGTAGGGCTGAGGCAGCGCCTGGCCGAGCGCCATATCCGCTGGTTTTGGTTTCACCCAGTAGCGTTTGACCCAGCTATAACCCGTGCCGATTGGGTTTGTCGCCGCAACCGACCGGGGGCGGTGGCCGCGGGTGGAACGCAGCCGGCTGAGCATGTAGGTGTATTGGCTCAGGCTAAACTCGGTGAGATCGTCCCAGCACAACAGGTCAAACTCGGTGGAATTGTAATTCAACTCGTCGCCCTCGTACTGGAGCCCGACGAACTGCAACACACTGCCATTCGGAAACGTCCACGTCCAGTCGCTCCGGTTTAGCACAGCAATGCCGCGCAATAGCAGTGTCAGAGGGCGAGCATGCGTTTTCTTGAGTCGCTGCAGGTCACGTCGGAGCAGACCGATATAGGCCCCGTCATGTTCGAGTGCGAACCGAATCGCGTAGTTCCGGAGCCAAACCGACTTCCCCCCACCGGCGCTGCCCCCGTACAGCAGCTCGTCGGCGACGTTGGCCAGCAGGCTCGCGCGAGCCTGTTTGGGCTGGAGCTCAGGGCCCGGGACGACGACGCCGGCCGGCCCAGACAGGCGGCGCTGCAGTTCGACCGCGGCGGCTCGGAACACCAGCGCGTAGTCCGCCGAGCTCACCGCAATCGCGCCTGGGCACTGCGGTTGACGATATGCAGGCCAGGCCGGAGGACCTCGAGCAGCTGCTCACCGAGAGTCGGCGCAGGCTGGCGAACGGCGGTCATGGTGGGACAGTCCGACGCGCGCGTGTGGAGTCACCCAGGAGGGCGACAACCTGAGAGGGTGGCAGCGTGACTACCTACGAGTACACAATGCTCCCGCTGCAGATCCGCACCGACGACCGCCTGGGCGCCCAGGCGCTTTTCGCGCGGTTTGCGGAGCAGCTGACTGCCCTGGCCGACGACGGCTGGGAGATCGATCGCGAGCTCGAGGTGGGCGTCAACGAGGGGAGCCCAGACCGCGGGCTGTTGCTGCGGCGGGAATCCACCGCTGAGGCTGTCGGCGCTCGGCACGGCATCAGGTCCACCCCTCGGCTGCCACTCGGGCCGTCGTAACTGTTCAGCAGGTTCCGGGTTCGGGGAGCCAGGGGTGGCCTTCGGCGAGTTGGCGTAGGACGTCGAGACTGTTGTGGCCGTTCTTGGCGGCGGTGGACAGGTAGCTGCGCAGGGTGCA